ATAGTTACTGGTGGCACTAACACACCGTACAACGCGGCAAACTTGGACACTTATACGGTATACTCTCCTCAAGATAGCACTCAAGGACAGAGCGGAAACCCTAGCGGCCATTCAATAGGAATAACCTGCGCTCTTATCAACCGAGGATTCTCAATGGTTGGTGATGCTACTGGCTCTTCTCCGCATCTTAACTTTGGCAGTCCTACCTATTATCAAGATGGCTCTTTGGTAAGTTGGACAACAAGAACTATGGTGAGGAATAATGTTATTTTACCACTACAACGCACGCAATTGAGTGTGCTGGGAGGTGCTCCTACAGGGCAATTCAACTTGTACATCAATATCGGAGGTAGTGGTGATTTTCGACTTCAAGGTGAGGGGAGGAATGACAGTTTGGGGATGGGTGAAAGACACATCTTCAGAACGGACAGGAATAGAAGCGTTATTAAACGACAAAGTAAACATAACAGTATAATGTATCTGCTATTTGAAACATACGAAGAAGCTGATGTACGTAACCGAAAGGCTATCATAGACAGGGGATACCCTTCTGGAGTGACTACAAAATTATGGGGAGGAAGAAGAAGTTTATCAAGGTCAATATGTCGGTAAATGGGCGTTGGATGTTGGTACAAATTACGAGAGTGACTTAACGCCTGAAGAGATTTCAGAATTGATTCCTATTTATTAAATGAAGAAGAAGTTGGCTAATGGATGCAATAATTGAAGCACTTGCAAGTTACGGAATAGCGGGAATCTTCCCTTGCCGTGTTGGTTTACTACCTTAACAAGCTGACCGACAGTACACAGAGACGAGCGTAAGGAATGGCAAGACGCAAATGACCGACACGTTGAGAAGTTCAGCGAAGTGATTGCGGAGAACACGAAAGCGTTGGTTGAGATGCGAGGAGAGTTAAAGGAGAACCGTTGCAAGATGTAAAATGGTGCGCTATTGCACCGCGAAAATGCGATTGTAAAGATGGAAACTGCGAAGAAAAAGAACCGAAGCGCGGCAAAGATAGCCGCAGAGGTAATAAAGGAGTTCGAAGGGGTTTGAACCGAAACCGTATCTATGTCCAGCTAACATACCCACTATCGGCTACGGAAATACCATGTACCCAAATGGCGAACGGGTTACAATGGACGACCCTGAGATTGACAAGGCAGAAGCCGAGAAGATGCTGCTCGATACCATTAAAAGTGTTGAGAAGCAAGTGAAGAGCGTGGTGGAGGTCAAGCTTCCAGCGCACAAATTAGCGGCTCTCATTTCATTTACATACAACGTAGGCATCGGCAACCTTTCAAACTCTACTCTATTGGCTTGGCTTAATTCAAGCCCTGAGTTTCCGTTCGGATTCCTGAGCAGTTCAGGCGATGGAATAAGGGAGGCGGCAAGGTGCTGAACGGTTTAATCAGAAGGCGAGAAGCAGAAATCGAACTTTGGGAAGGGACATCGCAATACATTTAGTAAAGGTCTACACGCCTTACCTTTTAGCGTTCTTGCTGGGCGTTATCATTGCGTACAAAGGTTGCGGAGAACCTGAGACTATTACAAAAGTAGTCGAGCGACCAGTACCAACTATTGAATACGTAGACAGATGGCGGACTGACACCGTTAGATTCGTCTCTAAACAACTTGTTACCCGAACTGATACAATCTACTCCGAGAAAGTAGTTACTCGTTTAGACACAATGTTATTAGTGGATACTCTGAGGATAGTTGAAACGTGGTTGAGTGAAGTAGCCAATTACGACACGACCGTGAGCGATGTTCGGCTAACTTGGTCAAACTATCAGAACAGAACGGAGAACTTAAAGGTTGAGTTACGTAAGAAGCCGTTAAGCTGGGCGTTAGGAGTTCACGGATTGGTCGGGCTTCAGAGCGATTTTGTCGAAAGTTACACTCCGTTATTTGGTATCGGTTTGCAAGGGACGGTTAAAAAGACGTACATTAGCGCAAACTACGGCTTTAATGGTCAGCACTTCGTTGGTGTTGGCGTTGGTCGGACAATCATAAGTAGATGAATTACTACTATTACCAAGATGCTGAAGTTCGTGAGCAGATAGACGAACTGCTCCAGCAGAATGCCACAATCCAAGCCAATTTAGGGACAGAATCCACAGCCGAAGAGCGCGAAGAAGCCAAGCGTAAATGGATGGAACTGGCTAAACAGATTCGTGAAATCGACCCGAAGTTCTATCGTGAACGAATAATGGCACAGCACAGATGAAATTGCTTAACTTTCAAATGCCACCCGACGGTTTTAAAAGACTATTCTACGACATTGAAACCAGTCCGAACATAGGGTTCTTTTGGTCATCAAGCTGGAAAGCTAACATACCACACGACAACATCATCAAGGAAAGAGCAGTTATCTGCATCTGTTGGAAGTGGGAGGGTCAAGATGAAGTTCATAGCGTTGAATGGGATGAGGGTTGCGATAAGGCAGCCCTTAAGCGTTTTATGGAGGTTGCGTTAATGGCTGATGAACTTGTAGCGCACAATGGTGATAACTTCGATGAGAAGTGGATTCGTACCCGGTGCTTAATTCACGGCATTGAGATTGCCGCCAAAGCTGAACAGCTACGACACATTAAAGAAGGCACGAACGCATTTCAGATTCAATTCAAATCGGTTGGACTATTTGGGAAATCTATTCTTCGGAGAAGGTAAGAACCCGATGGGATTCGGAGATTGGAAAGCCATCTGCCTTGACAACTGCTCAGAGGCGATGGACAAGATGGTAACCTATTGCAAACAGGACGTTAGACTGTTGGAGGATGTATTCCACAAGCTACAACCATACGTTAACCATAACACACACGTTGGAGCGGCTACTGGCGGAGGTCGTTTCTCTTGCCCTAACTGCGGTTCGGAGAATGTAACACATCAACGCAAGCGTTACACTATGACGGGCGTTCTTCGGCACACTTTGAAGTGCCACGAGCAATACTGCGGAAAGCACTTCACAATATCTAACAAAGTTTGGGAGGATAAGCTAAAGGATGATTGGGCAAAAAAACAAAGTAAATGATAGTCTTTCTTTTGACCGCTATTCTGTTCCTTATTCTGTTGGTTGTCGGTCTGCTGGTTTATCTTGTTTACGCGGTCCGGGCATTAATGGACACGCAAGACGTAATCTTTGATGCTGCGGTAAACGCGGAAGAGATGTACAAGGAGATAGAGATGAACCAAGAGGCTATTATGAACGCTTACTCAAGGCAGAATTGAGTTCAAACTGAAATTATTTTCACTTTTTTTGTTCTTAATGTTTTTAATAATTCTAAAACAAATTAGTTTTATTATTTGTAGCCATCATTAACGGTTAAACCACTAAAACAACAGAACAAAATGACAACTCAAGAACAAGTAGAAAAGCTATTCATTCAGATGGTTAAGGCAGAAATGGCAATAAGCGGAAACGACTGGAATCAAAGCAAGGTTGTAGTTAAAGAATGGATGAAGCAGAAAGGCTTAATGTAAACCAAACGGGGTAACGGGTAATGCCGACCCCATCAAACAACAGAACCATGAACCATTTACAATTTGAACTTACAATGTCAAACGAGCAGATACCAGCCTTCATTCGGTTGGTTGCTCGAAAGGCACTCACCGACCTACGGACCGCTGCAGTTGACGCGGGAACTACTCACGTTGATCCGTGGATATTTTGGAAGCTGGTGAAGTTTGCCCAAGCTGAACCAATCAAGTCAGGCAAGTACACCTTCATACGGATATATGACGAAGAGCACAATTCGGTTGACATTCAAACACTTAATTCGTAACTTTAATTACTCATCATAAAAACAGAACGATGAATCAAACACAGAAAGAGAGGCTTCAACACCTCGCAAAAGAGAACGGTCTAACGAAAGACCACTTCTTCAAATCTCCGCAAGGGTTCGTAATCATAACCCGACAAGGAATCGAGCGCATACAAGCGCACAAAAGGAATCCCGCGTAACCTACGAAGTTGTCTCGTTAAGCGATGACCCTGAAGCACGTAGTTATCAAAAGCTACTGGTGAGATGGCACGACCTGATGGTTTGCCCGTTACAATGGAGACATTCGGAGAATCTGCACCTGACAACACGCGGCAAAAGTACCCGGTTGCTATGGCAGAGAAACGCGCACTATCAAGAGTGGTTCTGAAACTATCAGGACTTTACGAAGTTGGCGTATTTGGCGAAGATGAATCTGATGACTTTAAACGAGCGTAAGATGGAAGATCAAGGAATTTATGAGGCAATCAGCAACTCAGAGCAACGCTCGGAGGAATGGCACGCGCAAAGGTTAGGGAAGTTCACAGCTTCCCGCTTTGGCGACTTGATGACCAACGGAAGAAAGAAAGACGAGGTACTTGGACAGACCGCCATCAGCTACATCTACGAGAAGGCTGCAGAACTTTTAACGGGGCAAAGAACCGAAATCTTCGGCAAGGCGTTAGATTGGGGCAACGAATACGAACCAATCTGCAAGGCTTACTTCCAAGAGACTACTGGGCTAACGCTGGAAGAAATGCCGTTCGTTCCTATCAACGAATACTCAGGGGCTTCTCCTGACGGCTTTATAAAAGAGTACGGAGAACTGATAGAAATCAAGTGCCCGTACAACACGGCAAACCACCTCAAGACCGCTTTCGAGGGTTACATTGACCCAAAGTATATGTGGCAGATGCAAGGGCAGATGCTGGCAACTGG